GGCTGTTTCAGCATCAGTCGTTTCAAGTTGAACTCTTGTATTGGTTAATCGTGATGATGTCCAAAAAGAACTTGCATCATTAATAAGTTTATTAATAACAAAGTCTACAGGGAAACCAGATGTTTGTAGATATTTAGGATCTTGATTTAAATTTGCTGATGTCTCTTTTAGAATAGCTAAAACATCTGTACCAGCAGTAGGTACTTGCATTGGGCCTCTACGAATTGCCATGTAGAGGTATGTTTGACTTGAATTATTTGTAGTTGCGTTGTTAGATGCTATTCTAAATCCATCAGCAGTTACCTCAATACCTTCAAAACTTCCTTCAACCGAAGTTGCATCTGGAAACACATATTTGTCATTATCACCAGTAGATATTCCTCTTATAATGTCAAACAATATCCAATTTGCTGTTGCTGTAGCATTTTTTATCATTATCCATTGAGGTTCAAAGCCTAAAGTAATTGCGTTAGAAGAGGAACCATTACCAGTATAACTACCACACTTAATTATGTCCTGATCACCTGTAGATCCAAACCCACCATCGTCATTATTGTGTGCAAATATGTAAGCAACGTAAGTTTGCCCCGTATCATTAGTAAGAATGCTATCACTAACAGTAAAGTTAGAAGTAGTAGGTGTTGTATCGTTAAAGTAACCTGTTTCGTCTTGTGGTGCTGTTAGGTTAAGTAAAACAGTATGATTGTCACTTGTTAAATTTCTGTGCCAAACAGCCCAATTAGAAGTTCCAGACGTTTTTTTAACTATTATCATGCCTGGAACTGAACCTAAACTATGTGATACTGTTCTACCTGCTGTACTATTACCAGTATAAGCAACTACATCAAAAAACTTTGGTTGTTTTCTAAATGTCCATGAAACATATGATGTACCTGAACTATTCTCACTATAATCCGACCCATCTCCCAATGTATAACCATTAGTATTAAAACTAGTTATACCATTAGTATTATCACTAAATGCACTATTAGAGTTAGTACGTAAACTTTTAGTTAGTCCTGTTCCTACAGTGTCTTGTAAAATATGTGAAAGGGTAGAGGTTCTACTTTTTGTCCAAGTTAATCCACCACTACCGCTAAGATCAATACCATTTGTTATAGTTTGAGTACTGCCAGTACCAGCATAAGTATAAGTAGAAAACAAATTCTCAATAAATTTACTAGGACTTGCCTCAGTAGGATCAGGCCAATCACTTGCTCTATTAAATATTAATGGATCATGCACATTCCATACACCAGATGCAGTGCTGTCTGCATAACCTTCTGATGGTTCAGTTGGACTTGCAGTTATTATGGAGCCTAAATATCTTTCAGTCATTACGATAGTCCTCCATGTTCTCCTGATGTTCCTACAGCATCCTCCACACTACTAGAAGTTAAATTACCAAAATCTGTACTGTTTCCTGTACTTGCTATAGTTATTTGATGAATATTGTCACTACCACCACTACCACCAAAGAAAATACCTTTTGTACTATTAGACGTTGATCCTGTACCAAAGGCCACATACAAATCACCAAAATCTGTAGAGTTACCTGTGCTTCCTATAGTAATATATTCTAAAGTATTAACAGTACTGCCACCAAGTAGAGCCGTGTGATGTACTGCTCTCGTATTGCTAGAACAAGCAGACCCATGCCTTGAAGTCGCACTTAAATTACCAAAATCCGTAGCATTACCTGTGCTTCCTATAGTGATATAGTCTATAGTATCGTAAACAGTGCCACTATTTGACCCTTGACCACCAAGCCAAACACCTCTTGTTGTAGAAGCTGCCGCACCACCATATGTTTTTCTTGACACACTTAAATTTCCAAAATCAGTAGAATCTCCTGTAGAAGCTATGGTAATATAGTCCATTATGTCTGAGGGATTTGCTGTACCTTCACCACCTGCCCAAACACCTCTTGTTGCATTTCCACAGGCAGCTACACCATTTCGCCCATCCGTTAAATTACCAAAATCTGTTGCGTTTCCTGTACTCGCTATAGTAACGTAGTCCATTGTATCAAGTTCAGAATACTGAAAGAGAATACCCTCCACCAAAAACTGATCTTGTCGATGAAGAAGATGCACCCATTTGACCTCTTGCAACTGATAAATCACCAAAGTCTCGCGCATCCATTCCTGCGGAAGAAAGTACTACAAAGTCTATAACATTTGAATTAACAGCCAATCCAGCTATTAATGCTCTTGGTGCTAAATTAAGATCAATAGGAAAAGCAGAACTATACTGATACTTTGTTTGCAGTTTCCAAACGCCTGAATATGATGGAGCCATTACGATATGCCTCCGTGTGAGTTTGATGCTGATCCTATACCATAATTTTTGTGTATATTTTCTCCCCAATCAGTTGCGTTGCCTGTACTTGCTATAGTAATCTTGTCTACATTTAAAGTGCCACCTGAACCCCATGCTGTATATAATCCTTGAGTTTTATTTGAAAGACCTGATGAATTTGTACTTGCTGCTGTTAAATTACCAAAATCAGTAGCGTTGCCAGTAGAAGCTATAGTAACATAATCCATAACGTCAGAAGCACTTCCTGTATTACCACCACCAAACACTGCCCTAGTATTTGATGATAAACCTGCTGGAACTAATCTTCTTGCTACCGTCAAATCACCGAAGTCAGTTGCGTTGCCAGTACTAGCAATAGTATAATAATCTATAGTATTTACTGGCCCTGCACCACCAGCCACTAAACCTCTAGTTGTACCAGCAGTAGCACCTTGTTGACCATACGCAGCACTAGCATCACCAAAGTCTGTGGCGTCACCAGCACTCGCTATTGTTATATAATCAACAACATTTGAAGCACTAGCTGCTGATCCTCCTGCCATTAAACCTCTTGTGCTGTTACTTAAACTAGCTCCATTCTGTCTTGCAACTGTAGTGTCACCAAAATCTGTAGCGTTTCCTTTAGTGCTAAAAGTAAAATAATCTATAATATCACGATAATAAGGAGATGCACTTATACCTCCACCACCAAATACTGCTCTTGTAGATGAAGCCATACCTCCAGAAAACATATTCATTCTTGGTGCAGACAAATCTCCAAACATTGCTGCTTTACCATCAGTAGCAATATCTATGTAAGATACTAAACTTTGTACAACACTGTTATCTGGTTCTGAACCACCTGCATACAATCCTAAAGATGATGGTAAAGTTGCATGATATACAGAATGATCTATACCACCATGACCATTTGATGCTGCTGTACCAGAACCTTCACTTTCTGTTCCTAATGCTGCATCACCAAAATCTGTCGCGTCACCTGTAGAGGCTATAGTAATGTAATCTAAAGTATTGTTATTACCTCCAGAATAAGGCATTCCATTTCCAAACACTCCTCTTGTGCCATTAGAAAGACCTCCTGTTCTTCCCCTTGCTACTGTAAGATCACCAAAGTCAGTAGTGTTACCTGTGCTTGCAATAGTAACGTATTCAAGTGTAACTAAGTCACTACTATAACCACCCATATGAAATACTGCTCTCGTATTACTAGACACAGAACCTGGTCTATAGCTGTTAGTACTAGATAGATCGCCAAAATCTGTCGCATTACCTGCACTTGCAATGGTCACATATTGAATTACGTCTACTATCGAGCTTGTTTCTCCACTTGCTATTAAACCTCTAGTTGTACTAGCTGTTGCTCCAGTATCCCATATAGCTGCTAATAAATCTCCAAAATCTGTAGCGTTTCCTGCACTGGCTATCGTAATATAATCAATCACATTTTGCAGAGCATTTGAACTATTTTTACCTCCTGCTGCTATACCCCTTGTTTCATTTGAAAGATTTGAAAGGCTACGTCTTCCTACAGTAGCATCACCAAAGTCTGTTGAATTACCTTTACTATGAAAATTTATGTAGTCTATAACATTAGAGTTAGTATCAGATGCAACTGTACCTGCTATTAATACACCCCTTACAGAAGAACCTATTCCACCAATCACTGATCTTCTTATACCGCTAGTTAATTCACCAAACATAGCAGTATCACCAGTAGTATTAATATCTATTTGTTCGATAACATTAGTATTGGCTCCTTGTAAATTATGCCCAAAAAACAATCCGATATTACCTGCTGATGCAATAGTAGAGGTAGCATATGTTACTTGCACTGCTGGATTACCAGAACAGGTAGATGCGTTATAAGAATTAATTGAAAGCAAGTCACCAAAATCTGCAGCATCACCTGTACTAGCTATAGTAATATACTGTATTACATTAAGCCTACCACTTGAATCTTGACCACCAGAAAATATTCCTCTTGTACTATTTGACATACCACTTGTGCCATATGTACCAGCTAATGCATCTCCGAAATCAGTAGCGTTGCCAGTAGACGCTATTGTTATGTAATCTAGTGTATTAAAATAAGTACTTCCACTTCCACCTAACCCTGGTCCAAATACGCCTCTAGTACTACTACTTGCTCCCCCATTCATATAACCTCTAGAAGTAGTAAGATCACCAAAGTCAATAGCGTTTGCTGTACTGGCTATAGCTATATACTCTATTACATTACTGTAACCACCATTTCCAGCAAATACACCTCTAGTAGAACTTCCAACAGAAGCAGCATTATGTCTTTGCTCTGTTGCATCGCCAAAGTCTATAGAATTACCTGTTGATGCTATTGTTATATATTCAAGAGTATTAACACCTGTTCCTGTAGTTCCTAATGCAAATATACCTCTTACATTATTTGAAATTCCAACTGTGTTGTACGCTGCAGCAGAAAGATCTCCATGATCAGTAGCATTACCAGCACTAGCAAAAGTAAAATACTCTATTATGTCAGTACGAGCAGAATTATTATAATACCCACCTCCAGCTATGGATCTTGTATCTGAAGATAGTGCGCCTAAAGCATAATTACTTGCTGATAAATCACCAAAGTCACTAGCATTACCTGTTGTTTCTGGAACTATTGTTTGAACTGTATTTGTAGGTGCTGAAGCTGCGTAACCTCCTTTNATNANACCAACAGTAGCAGCTACAGGACTAAAACTAGAAGTAGCAGCAGACAGTGGGCCATTGCCATAATCATTGATCGCCCATACCTGTGCTGTATAACTAGTACCGTTTGTTAAACCAGAAATTGTTACAGGTGAAGAAGAACTAGTACCGTTAAAAACAGTTGTACCGTCTGTCACAGAAGCACCATATCCAGTAATCGGATCATCACCAACGTCAGAAGGTGCAGTAAATGCTACTGATACTTCTCCATCTACAGCACCACTAGCGTCACCTATAGTCGGGGCATCAGGTACACTAAGATTGTCCTGACCACCTATGAAACTTCCTCTACGAACCATTAGGTATCCTTATTAAGCGTCATCTATTTCTTCGTATGAGCATACTGCACTAAGATCACCAGCAGCAGATGCTTGTATTTTTAATACGTCACTCTCCATTAAGTATAGACCCATATTCTTATCAATTACTACTAGCGTTGCATCAGCAGGAACTGATATTGTTTTTGCTAGATAATAATCAGCAGAGCTACGAGTTATCCATACATCAATAGAAGCAGCGTTAGTTCCATCTATGTTTGCTATAACAAGCGAGTTAATTTTTTGTACTTTGTTAGAGCCACAAGTTAGCAAAGAAACAGCAGAGGCTGCAACGTCTGCATCCATAACTGTATTTGCATAAATAGAACTAACAGCGACTATATTTGGATTTGCCATTGTTTACCTCCTAATCAACCAAAGACCATAGCCATAGCTATGCTTTTTCCAGTAGTTACGCCACTATTTAATTGTGTTTGAATGTTACTGGTTACACCATCCAAGTAATCAAATTCTGTATTAGTCACACCAGTATCATACAGATCTTTAAGATAATTTAATTCTGTTACAGTTCCGTTATATCCATCCAGTTTATTTAGTTCAGCAGTTGAAGATGTAACACCATCTAAAATATTTAATTCTGCACCTGTAGACGTAACTGCTGTACCTGCATAGTTTAAGTTACCTGCTGCTATATTAACTTCACCAGTACCTTTTGGTGTAATGTCTATATCAATATTAGAGTCATCACCCATAGCTCCAACAACTACAGATCCACCTGTTGCTGCGTTAGTTATTTCTACAGCATTTACAGCAGAACTAGCAGTCTGTAATACTACAGCTTCATTACCATTAGCATCAGCAATAAAACCGCCATCAACTATTTTGGGTGCTGTCAAGGTTTTATTTGATAATGTCTGAGTGCTGCTTGCATAGTAAGTATCCAGTAGGTCTACATCAAAGTACTTCATAGCTGTAGCACTATTGTCATACATTAATATAGCATCGTTATTAGCTATAGCAGTACTGGTATCTATACTAATAGCTGAAGCATCTGCTACAGTATTTATTTCTGCACCTGTAGCATTCAAACCTGATACGTTTTTATTAGAATCTACATATGCTTTAACAGACTGTTGAGTAGGAATAAGTGTAGCACTGTTGGAAGTCATATCATCTTCATCAACAAATGCTGTTGCTGTTATAGTGCCATCAGTAATTGATCCAAAAGATACTGTTCCTGTTGTTGTAATATTGGATGATCCATTATCAATCGCACCAAACCCTGAACTAATACTGCCACTATTTAATGCACCAGTAGAAACCAGGTTTGGCATTGCAGTTATTTCATCATCTAAATAGGCAGCTAAAGTCTGTACAGTAGCTTGTCGCATTGTACCAGCATCGTTAATAATTAATCCATCACCATCTGCGATTGCTGTTGTTCCTACTGTACTGCCACCATCCATTAAGTTTAATTCAGCAGTAGTAGATGTTACTCCATCCATTATGTTTAGTTCTGCTGTAGAAGCAGTAACACCGTCCATAATATTTAATTCAGCAGGAGTTGCACTAATTGCAGTAGTAGTTACAGTATCTAATACAGGAATATAACCACCCTGGTTAATTAGGTATTGTGTGTGATCAGATGTAGGGTCAACAATTGATAATGTAGTTTCATTTGCATCAGCAGTAGCACCTTCAAATACGATTGCATTGGCTGCATTCATTGTAACAGTATCTACTACTGTCTGTGTTCCACTGACTGTAAGATTACCTGAGACAGTTAAGTTGTCACCTATAGTTACTTCAGAAGTACCGTGTCCTATTGTTATAGCAGTGCCAGATACGCCTGTACCGATAGATACTGACTCACTGCTGTTAGCTGTATCAACAATAAGATAAGCATCTGATCCTTGTTTGATTGTAAATGCAGTTGCTGAGTTATCTGTTACTGCTATATTAATATCAGTATCATCAGCAGATATAGAATCAAGAGCAATATCGCCTACATTAGTTATGTTACCGTCACCTACGCTAAGTGCAGTAGCAGTAACGGAAGAGTTAAATGTAGCTGCACCTGCACCTGACATATCCAGTGTTAATGCAGTAATACCTGATCCACCGTCATTACCTTGAAAGATTATATCTTTATCGCTTACAAGTGATTTAATTGTCAGGTTATCACTGTCCATACTAACATGACCAACATTAGTACTTCCATCTTTAAATATAACTTCTTCACCTGCTGCATCAAGTAAGATATCCCCTGCACCATCTAATGTCATATCGCCAGAGGATAATGCTATAGTTGTACCATCAATATTAAAGTTATCTATATCAATACCAGCATCAGCAGTAATCTTACCAGTAACGCCTAGTGTACTGCTCATATCTACAGTACCATTTATATCTATTGCAGTTGCAGTAAGATCTATTTCATCTGTTGCACCTAAAGATAATACAGTAGCACTAGAACCNTGAATAAATTGAGAAGCATCATTAAACTGTATTTTATTTGTACTATTTAATAAGATACCNGTATCTGCTACATGAGTTAATGTAACATCCTGATCATCACCTAAACCAATTACAGCACCATCAGCAAGATAAAGATCACTAAATTCTAAGGAGGTTGTACCTAATGCAGCACCGTCAGAAGCATCTGGAACAAATGCAGTTGTAGCAGTTATCGTAGTTCCCTGGACTGTACTTGATCCAGTAAGCGCACCAGTAACAGCTAATGTACCAGCTATTGTTGCATTTTCGTCAATGTCAAGTGTATCTATATGTGCAGTACCATCTAAATACAAATCTTTAAATTCATTTGATGCACCACCTAAATCTATATCATTATCTGTTATAGGCAGAATAGATCCATCTTGTATTCGTAGTTGTTGTACTGAAGAAGAACTAACTTCTGTATAAAATTCTAAATGATTATTAGAAGTATCTACAAGTACTTTATTATTTTGATCAGCATCTCCTATACGATCTATAGGTGGTCCTTCTGCTGCCGTACCGTCATGCGAGTGACCAGTAGAGTTATTGAAGGCTGCTAATACTTGGTTTAATTCTGCATTAAGCGGTGCTGCTGATATAACCTCACCACTAACTATTTGCGCTGTTGATTGTCTAGTATATCCTGCCATTATCTGTATCCTGCATCCTGATAAGTTATAGAAAACCCACTAATACTGTAGGGTGATTGGGTTCCTGTAGATGTTATAACCAAGGATATTGCCCTACCTGATCCTTGTATGTTTGATTCTAATATAGGACTAGAAGAACCGTCAAAGGTAAAAGTAGAATCATAAGTAGATCCTGTTGTCGTATATCTTGCTAATGCTCCTGCTGTTGTTAATGAGTATGTACTTGGATCTGGAACATTAGGATCATCCCAATCATAAGCTATACCTAAGTTAATTGTAGACGATCCTTCTGGTCTGGTAAATAATGAAATATGCTGATATATTTTGCGTTTTTCGGTAGAATCGAAATATAAAAAAGGCGTTGCGTAAACAGAAACAACATTAGCAGTATTAAATGTACTTCCACTTTCCTGCTTAAATATTTCACCACTTGCGTCACCATGAAGAACATACTCAACATTATCTATTAATCCACTTGTTGCTACAAATGCTCTTATACCTAATAATTCTCCAAACTCCCAACCAATTCTTCTGTCTGCAAATCTAAGACCACCTATTATTCCTGCTGTATCAGCAGCTGAAGTAGTTGTCTTAGGAAAGAAATAACGAAACTGTGATTTATTTCTAATAACAACCGAAGACATATTACTTAAATCGTGAGTACTAGGTAATGCTTGTAGTAATTGTTGTACTGGTTTAGATACCGTTTCAAGCTCTACGTCACCAATTCTAGCAGTACCTTGAATAGGACGAATACCGTCAGATGCTAGAAATAATACGTCACCACCTAGTTCAATAATACTATCTGTCGCAATACATCCAATATTATCTGTTACTTCTGCAACAGCAAAATCTGATGCAGAAGAACCTGTTAATTTTTTTATTTTATCTTTACCAAAAATATATAAAGCATCTCTAAACTTTGCAAGACCTGTTATATTAAAACCAGCATTAATAGTTCCAGAACCACTAGCAGATCTAAATCTATTATCTGTATTTGGTTCACTATAAAGTAATTTATTTGGTCCTAATGATGTTGTTGGAAATCCTGCATAAAACTGGTGATTTTTAAAATCTGTACTAAAAGCAGCCCCTAAAGGACTAGCATCATCTCCTGTAGTATGGCTACTAAAAGTACTTCCAGAATATTTTGCTGGAGTATTAACTCCATCACAAATTATAACTGCTTCAGTACCTGTAAAGGAATTTAGTGTATCTCTTATTTTTGGTATCTCTATAGATGATCTAAAAGAATGTACTCTAGTCCAGCCACTTGTATTGTATTTCCAAATTGTATAATACTGACTATACTTAGCAGTTACTGAACTGCCACCTCCTGTAGCACCACTTGTTGCTGCAGAAGTAAAAGTAACTGTATAAGTATTAGCATCAGCTACAGTTACTATTTTCATTTCTACTGAGTTTGGAGTTATACCTCCTACAGCAGAGCTACCTGAAAATGTAACATAGTTACCTACAGACAATCCATGAGCAGTATGTGTTACTGTTATTGTTGCACTTTCATCAGTAACAACAAAAGGGTTTGCACCCAAAGAATGCGCTTTAGCAGCAGATACATCAAAATACTTAAATGTTACTGAGCTACCTCCACCACCACTAACACTAGAACTGGCATTAGATGTAAAGGCTACAGTATAACTATTTGAGTCAGGAACACTAGCAACAACCATTTCTACATCATTAGGAGTAACACCTCCTACAGCAGACGAACCAGAAAAAATAACTCTGTCGCTTACTGCTAATCCATGACTAGTATGAGCTACGGTTATAGTTGCACTGCCACTACTAGTAGTAAAAGGATTAGCTCCTAAAGATCCAGTATAATCGCCATCATTGCGTCTACAGGCATATGGAGTACCATCGAGTATCCATAATCCCACAACTTCTCCAACACCCGTGACAGTCCCATAAGTAGAGTCATATGAAGTATATCCACTAATTCTTCGGTATCCACCAAATTGAGATATCTCCATATTTAACATACGAAGTGCAGCACCTGGATTAGAACCTGCTAATGCTAAAGCATCTTCATTAGTAAACAATCCTCCTCTAGAAAGTACTGTAACGTCTTTTAATGCATCTGTCATTAGAATGAACCATGTGGTACTGCTATTAATCTCCCCACTCTTGTATCCCTAACATCTGTAAATCTATTAACAAGAAGGGTACGCATACGCTCTACTCCTTCTTCAAATTTCTGTTTTGTAATTGCTGCCTGTTGAGCGTTATCACGAAACATATAGGTATGGTACAATGCCCCATCTATAACAACGTGTTTAAATTGATCAGGAACAGACATTGTATCTGTAGATGCTGAAAGATCAGTTGAAAACGCAAAGTAATTATAATTTACTGTATACGCTTTATCGGGTATTGGTGTAAACCCTGCTTTATTTGAAAGTGTTCTGTAGACATAAACAGGAACAGTGTAATCAGAAGATGTTGCATTACCATCCCTTTCGTAAAATCTACCTAAAAATGTATCGTAGTTTATTAGTCGTAATAGTTTTGCATCTGCGCTTATATCATCATCTTTAGCAATACGAAAACTATCCCAATCTGCTATTTTAAAATCAGAGGCGAGTGTGTACTCAGCCGTACCTGCTGTTAATGTAAGAGAAGAGGCGGTAAAATTAAAAGGAAATTCAAATTCTTTTTGGGATACTTCTTGTAGCGAGGCATTAACTGCGTCTTTAACTTGGGCGCGAAAACCTGAAGCCGTAGCAAAATCAGTAGCAGTTAGTTCTACTTCATTTAAACGTCTTAGCGTATCATTAACTAATGTAATAAAGGTTGTAGCCATATCATATCCAAAATTAAGATAAAGGGGTAGCCCAAACTAATGAACTACCCCAAAACCTATTATGCCAATGCATCCCTTGCGGCAGCAGTGGCTTCTGCTCCAGACTCATTACAATTAATAAGCGTAGCATATACACGCAACCTTCCAGTAGCAGGTGCTGCTCCAGCAATCAAACAATCAATTGTATCTGTAGTAGAAACAAATTGAGTGTAAGTTGAAGCTGCAGAACCTACAACAGTGTTGGTTTGACCGTTTGTACCAGCGGCACAGAAACCAGTTGATGTAATATTAGCACCATCAACAATATCGTCACCTGCTGCAAAGTCCATATCTAAAGTGCAACTTGAAGTGAATGCTTTCATTACTTCTGCACCAGCATTAATTACAAGAGTACCTGCTGGAATTTCAAGAAGTTGAAAGATATCACCGTCTGCACCAGAATATCCTTTTGCAACCAAGTCATCAATATCAAGATATGCCTCGACATTATACATACTATGGTTCATGCTTACCCCTGGAAGGGCTGCAATAGTACTGGCTCCTACACCTGTAGTAGAGGAGCTTGTCATATCATAAGTAGCCATGATTTATCTCCCTTAACCAGCTATGTTATAATGGGCGCGAACAAGAGCTTCAGGACGAAGGATCTTGCGACCATATAAATGCATACCGCGAACGATGTCAGCAAAGCTGTCATTGTCACGATAAGACTCTACCTTCTCGATTTGAGAAGCCGTAGCAACAGCAGAGTCATGTCCTGCAACAATCGCTCCATAGTGTGCGCTTGAACCATTGGTATCTACTGTACCTGGTCCAGTTCCTATAGAAGGTAGGTTGTTGGACATATAAACTCTGAAACCACGAACCATTCCACTTATGATTCGTCCATTCCGAAGAATGTCTTTATCATTAGAAGTGAAATCATTACTCAATAGTTTAGAGTTTTCATCGTTTAGCTGTTCAGCGAATACTGGATCAACGACAACCCATCGGTTATCCCTGTCAACATTTTGCTGATCTAGCAAACGAGCCATACGGTTTAGCACTTCCAAAGGAGTTGCTTCACCAGTAGATCCATCTGCATGAGTTGCAATTGAGTCTGTTGTTGCACCACCCGACACAAAACTTGCGCGAGAGATTAACATAGAAGCTAGTAGACCTGTAGCAGCAACTGTGCTGATTGGGTCAGTACCAGACTTACTAGCAGCCGTTCCAGCAGTAGCAGCGACAGAACCTATAGTTGCCTGTTGGAAGCCTGACAAGTAACCTAGAACATCCATGTCAAATTGATCTTTCAAGCGATAACCTGCACGATCAGTAGCCATAGACTCAAAGTTCACATGAGAATGTGCTTCTTCAATGTCGTCAATTTTAAAAGCAAAGTAGTTTGCCTTATCGACAACTAGTGTGAAATCTTCATCATCGAGATCTTGTGGAGTTACTTGAGTTCCACGAGCATACTCGCTAACGGTGATTTCTGGTTCTTTGATAATACGGACAGTATCACCAAAGTTAGAAATATCGCCAAAGTAATCACTATTAGTAATATCTTCAACGATGCTAGTTTTACGGAAAGCCGACTGAACCTTTTTACTGTAAATTACAGGTGAAAAGTTGCCATTAGGTAGGTTTCCATAACCAGCAGCAGTCTTAAAAGCCATTGATTTTCTCCTATATATTGGCTAATATAAGTTCAGGGGCATTCTTTGTTGGGTATCCTTGTGGGGGCCAACTCCAAACGGTGTACCTTAGACTTATCGAGTTATTGAAAGAGTTTACTTAGTAGTCTTACTAAAAGAGGTAAGAAAACTCTAAGAAACATTTAAGTATATTATATCACATACCTAAATGCTTGTCAAGTAAAAAGTTATCTAGCAGCACCACTTTCATCATAATCAAAATTTCCTGAACGCATAGCGTCTTCTATTTCTTCTTGAAAACGATCCCATTGTTTGTCAGATAACTTTCTTACTCTGGATTCAGACCATTTTGTTTTTGGCTGGTCATTCGGTTCACTCGTTCTGCGACGAGTACTAACTGATTTAGCTGCTTCTTTAGGTGAAGATCTATCTACACTATCTCTTTCTCTTTCTAATTTAAATAGATCTATTGCTTTTGATGCAGCTTCAAAATCATCTTCATTGTCGTAAAGTGCCTGTTGTATCATTTTAGGCTGTCTTTCAGCCCATTCGTGAAAACCAGGATTAGAACGTAAGTCATCGTAGTCTGGATGACGTTTTCCTAATTCTGTTTCTGCTTCCTTACGATTAACTCTTTGTTCTTTTTCAGATAAGTATGCTAACTTTTCTTCTATTTGTTTTGAATTTTCCCTTGCTTTCTTTGTAGCAATAGTTTCTACTACTTTAGCAACATCGGGATATTTATTAGCCCAATCATCTATTTCTTCATCTGTTTTAGGAAGTCTTACCTGTGTCTTTGTTAAACTTGAAATTTGCTCCCTAACTGTCATTAACTCTTTTCGGTGTTCATCCTCTTTCTTTTGAAGATGCCTTCTAAGATCTCCATATCTTTCTTAAAAGTTTTTCTTCAGGATGATCAGGTTCTTTTTCTACCTCTTCTTCTTCTCCTGCTCTAGCTTTTTCCAATTCTTGAATTTCCTGTTCATCTTCTTCTACTGTATTTTTACGATATCGCATCGTAGTTGATTTATTTGGTTGTACTTGTGCTGTTGTTTCCATTGTTTTACTCCTTCTCTGGGGCTATTAGTGGCTCTACCTTATTGTAGAGGGTAACAGGTAGCCGATTAAAAAGTCTTTTTATTAGTCTGATTCGTCTATTCTAGCTAATCGAGCATTTATTATACTTTTTGCTAACGCTCTAGATACAGGTATACCTTCTTTATTTAAAGAACCTGCAAGTTTAACTGGTGTTTTATTTTTTCTACTTTCTTTAGTAGGTTTTTGAAATCCAATATTGTATGGATTTGATATTACATCCCATGATCCATCTTCTTTTTCCTCAAAAAAATCAGTTATACTTCGCTCGACTTGATGACCAAAATTTGCTTTTCCTAAAGATCTCGCAAACAGTTCTACATCTCTTCTGTCAAAATCACCTATAGTATCAGCAGGTGCATATAAAGGTCTTCCTTTGTCATCTGTAGGTTCTCGACCAGGTTGATATTGCCGTGTTCTATCTCTTCTGGCTCTTTCTGATACCTCACTTTGCGTAGTAGCATCAAGATGATGAAACGCATCAGTATTAGGTTCAGGATCTGTTTCTGCAATTATAGGTTTTCCAATTTGAGAAACGTCATCCTCAACTTCAGGAGTGTCAGGACTCATTATTCCTCCTGCTATATCTTCAGGAGGTTCTCCAGTAGTAGGTTCTCCAGTAGTAGGTTCTTCAGAAGTTTCAAATGCTCCTGGCATACTCATTAAACCGTCCATACCTTTTCTGTCTTCATGTCTACCAAAGAGATCAAAATGCTGTTTAGCTACATCCTCATAGCTGACATCTTCATCACTTTCTGTTCGTTTTTTAGCATCTAAAAATACATCTCTATTTTGACGCAAGTAATCTAAAGATGCATCACTTATATCTGGATTTTCACCAAGTATCTGCTCTGCACGATATCCTCCTTCAGGACCATAAAGATTTCCGAATCTTTCTCCTGTTTCCTGATTAAATAAGTCAGGCAGTCTTTCTCTAACTTCTTCCTGTGAAGCAATATTAGGTTCAGAGGGTGGTCCTGAAGATGTCACCACAGGTACGGACCCTGTTGTATCGACTTCGTAACCCATTTGCTGAAGACCTTCAGGATCAAAAGCACCAGATGGAGCTTCTTCTTGAACTGGCATTCTGTTTTGTTCATCAGATGCAAAATGATGTGGATCAAACTCAATTGAACCACCTTCATCTGATCCTTCAAATCTTCTATTGTCGTCATCATCCTCCATTGCACCACCACCCTCTTGAAGATAAACAGGGGTTCTCATTAATCCTCCACCAGCAACGGTAGATACAGCATAAGCAGGTTTACCTTGTAGCGGATTTGGTTGATTGCGAGAAGCTATGTATTTTTCAATAAATCCAACGCCTTTTACAAATTTTTTATCATCTGATGCTGGATCTAATGCTTCTTTGTCAGCTTTAGTAAGTTCTTCCTGCATCTTTTTCATGGAGTCATCGTCCATATCTCCTGGTTCGCTGTCTGGTCCTCCCACAGGACTTCCTCCTGCACTAGGATCATTAAATCCTCCCATGCCTGATGGGTCTGGTCCTGGTCCTTGACTTGATCCACCACCATAATCTCCTGGATCTGGCCCAACTCCAGCAGCGGCAGCAGCGTCTGCATCTGTTGTATCAGTTGAACTTTCAAAAAACACTGGTATACCTTCTGGACTTAATACCTGCTCACCATTTTCATCTAATCCTCTACCTGCTTCCTGTAGGGCTTTTATTTCATCTTCCTGTAGGTAAGCCATTAAATGAGGTACACCATTAATTACTTGAGCTACTGGAGCATTCATCATAGGAGCTTCTGGCATTGGTTCTGTTTGTGCAGGAGGCATCTCTTCTGCAAATTCAGAAACAGGAGCTTCCTGTGGCATTTCTTCAGCCATCATTTGTTCCATCTGCATAGGCATTCCACCTTCTTGAAATTCTACAAGAGATCCGTCTGGAGCTAACATCTGTGTTAGCATTCCTCCCTGATTCATTTTAACTTCCTCCTCTGGATTAAGTATAGGTGAAACTATACCACCCTCTTTTAATGATTTTGTCATTGGTTCTGCCTTTTCAATTTGAACTACGTCAAGTATAGCCACTTCACCTTTGGATTCTTTTTGGGGTTCTTCTGGTCTTCCCTCTTCATCTACATCCACTATAAGACCTTCATCTTCCATGCACTGAAGACCCATCTTTGCCTCATGCATCATAGCACGAATCTTATCTAAACCAACATATCTTACAACATCTGCTGGTATTACAAATTCACCTTCAGAGATCATTGCAGGTATATCGTCTGCTACTTCTTCTGGTGTTGAACCTACTGGTGGATTATTTTTCATAGTTGTACCGCCCTTGTTAAATGTGCCTTTTGCTAATTCTGGAGATATTTGCTTATGTAATTTTTTATCATATTCTTCTATTTCTTTAAATGTATTTGCTGAAGTCCACTTAGTACCACTATCTATTGCTTTTTTTATTGCTGCGTCTTCAGTTAATCTTTTTCCATCATATATTGATGGTATTAGTGTAGGTTTACCTTTGTTTAAGTTTGGATGTTTAACTGCAAAAGTATATACTGATTGTATTTGATCAGGGTCTGGACCTGTATCATCGGGTTGTCCTTTTTTTAAAGCTGTTTTACGATACTTAATATTTTTATAATGGTGTTCTAAAACAGGGTCTTCTGCATTTCTTTTTTTTATAGTTCTTTTAGCTTTGCCCATAGCTATTTCCAATTTCTTTCTGCTGTAGACCTAACTTCAGTCTTTATG